TAACACCACTCTTAGGAGCACCTGAAGTCTCTTGTAAAGAGCTAGTGATACTGGTGTTGTTAAAAGTTATTTTTGTAGGGTTGCTGCTTAGATTAACAGCATATTTAGTTGTCGCTTGCACTATATTATTTAGTGCAACTTTTACATCTTCAGTTTGTATGACCGGGAAGGTGAACGTAAATTCCAAATCGGAACCATTAGCCGCACCTCCGCCGTTGTCAGTATATGTAGTTGCCATTTAATTTCTCTTTTGAGATAAGGGTTTGGCGGTGGATTTATTTAGGCATTTCTAGAATCTTGTCTATCGTGCCTTTGTTTGCTTTTCTATTTTTTAATTTTTGATTTCTTTCTTCGATGAGGAGCTTTTGGACGTCGTTATCCTGTTTAAGGCTTGCCCAAGCTCGTTTCTTAGCTTTGTCAAATGCTTTTGCGATCCGCTTGTAGTGTGGAAATGATCTTGGTTCGACATCACTCATTCCGTTTTTCTTGTAGTACTTCATTTCAGCAAGAGAAATTTGTATTGATTCCTCTCTAGCCATCTTGTTAAATACAGCTTCTAGGTTTTGATCACCTATAGCTTTCTGAAACATAGATCTTACTTTTGGACTATCACTTAAATCTGTTCCATCTGGAGCTGAGTACGTAGAAGTTCTCATGTCGTAGCCGCTATTAAATAACAACTCTCTTCCTTCTGAATAATCTAAGTTAAAGTTTACAGGTGAAATCGCATTAAACATCCTTACTGGGAAGATATGATTTTTAATTGGCTTACCAGTTAAGATGTCGTACTTAATAGGTAATGGATCTCCTGCAATATTTTCAGTTATTAAGTTTCTATTTCTAATAGAGTCACCAATATCAGAACCTAACTCTCTTGTGTAAGGAGTTAAAACTTTACCTATCTCATTTCTAAGACTAGATAATGGAAGAGTATTGTTCATTAATGAAGCAATAATTCTGTCCTGCTGTCCGGGAGCACCTGAGAATAAATCTACAAATGACTGTAATCCTGCTAAATAAGATTTACTTGTAGCAGTACTAGCTAATGCCATTCCTAATTTAGAATATCTATCTTCAGCCCACTCTTCACCCATTAATTCTTGGTGATCTCCAATGTCTCCTATTAATGCAAGTATTTGGTTGTAAGGTTCAAAGGCATCATAGTTAACCCAGACGTTACCAATTTTTATTTCTCTTGGTCTCCATCCAGCATCCATCCATGCTTGTCTTTGAGTTCTATCTGTTGGTCCATTACCGTGCAAGTTACCACTAAGATAAGCCATACTTGCAATACTCAAAGCCGCACCACCTATAGCTAATCTTCCATTCTGTACAGCTTTAGCAGTCATAAGATCATGTGTATTATGAATGCCGTATTTATGTAGTGATTGGAGATTATCTCCGGGTTTAGCTTTTGCTATCTGGTTAAATTCACTGACTAATAAGTTAAAACCGGGAGTGTATTTAGCAGTAAGTGCTAACCCGTTAATACCAGTCCTTGCAAATAGGAAGAATGGTCTAGCCCAAGGAGCTTCGTTAAAAGCTTCTCCTAGTTTCTGCGAAAAACCAGTTAAGTCTTGAGTAAGAGTTGCTTCTTTTCTGCTGTATTCAGCCATCTTGTCAGTAATATTTCCATTGCTGTCAAATATTTGACTATTGAACTTATCTTCCATATCTCTGAAAAACTTATTATCTAAGTTCTGGAAGTTTCCGCTTGGAAGTTTATCTGCTGCTTGTAAGAAAGCTTTCTCTCTAGCTCTAGCTCTACCAATAATTAATGCAAAAGCATCATCAGTAGATGCCATGATCTTGGTTGAGTAGGTAAGAAAACTATTGTCATTCAAACTCCTAACCATATTGGCTGTACGATATAAAGCCTTATCTGTTGCATCACCTCTAGTCTCTGCCCAATGACCATACATAGTCCATTGGTCATCTTGTTTAGTCCTCTCAACATATCTAGTTTTCATTGTTGAGATATCACCAGCCCAGTAAGAATTAAGCTTTCTTTTAAATAATTCAAAAGATTCTGGTATGGCTTCACGCATAGCATTCAAAGAAGCTAAGCCAGCTCTCATAGTTGTACCATCACCTTTCATCAAACCACCCATAGCCATAGCTAGTGGTCTTGAGAATGTTGCAGTGGATGTACCCATGATTGCTCTGACTGCTGTTTTAGGTCCAGACAAAACACTATGAGTAAACATAGATCCCATCTCTCTTAAAAATGCACCAGTTTTCTTAGCATCTCCACCCCATTCACCACCTCTCATCTTGACTCGCATAAATGCATCAAGATCATCAAGTGTATGAATTTCTTTAGCCATTGATATTCCTTCAAACATTGCTTTAAATATTTCATCACCACCATCTTCAGTAGTCATATCTAATGCCATACGGAAAGCATCAATACTTTCCTGTACTTGTTTGTCTATCAATTCAGCTTGGAGTTTTGGAGTTACTGTTTTCACACCCCTTGCTTTTCCAAATTGTGCAAGTTGTTGAGAAATATCAGAACTAGCCATCTTTCTCATCTGTAAACCAGCAATTAGTTTTTCAACCATCTTCTGAGCAGGACCATCAATATCTTTAATGTCGTATATATCTGCTAATTCTCTAGCTGAAACTCCTGCATCTCTTATCTCATTAAATAGAGAAGCATTAATCATATCTATAGCATCAGCATATTCACTAGATACATAAGAATATAAAACTTTCTTTCCACTCTTTCGTTCAAATTTCTCTTTACTGATTTGTTGCCAGAACTCTTCAGGAGTCATGTCAGATGTATTTCTACCTTCAAAGACTTGTTTATAAGTATCTAGATCAGCAGCAAATAATTCATCAAGAGTTTTACCTTGTCTTGCAGCAGTCTCTTTCATCTGCTGAACATAACCTTGACTTCTGAATCTACGTAATACTTTTTCAACTACTTTTCTAGCTTCTCCAGTTCCTTTAGTAAGTGCTGTAACTTCTGTGTTTGATAGTGAAGAACCAATACTACCTTCTTCAGATCCAAGATTTGCTTTCTTTTGCTTTTTAGCTTGACGAAGATTAGAACCTGTCTCTAATGAAGTAGTAGCACCTTGTGATTTATTAGCTAGCTTTGGATTTTTACTTGCTCTAAATCCGGGTTCTTTCATCTGTGTAGCAGCTTCTTCTAATTGCTGAGATTTAACACTTTTCTTTCTAGCGTTAACTGCTTCACCAATCTGTGCTTTAGGTAGTCCTTTAGCTACTCCATATAAAACACTATCAAATACTCCTCCGATCATCATTCCTTCAACTACGTTTTTCATAGTCTTCATAATTGGACTATCACTATCTTTCGTAGCTAGTGGTGTATCTAATAAAGGAAACTTTTCTTTAAGCATTCCTGCTAAATTATCGTCTTGAGAGTCTTTATCTAATAGGTCAAATCTTGCTCCAGTTAAAGCACCAGTCTTAAGACTTTGTGCAAAGGTCAAACCTTTACCAACTTTTCCTACAGCTCCAAATCCACCTGTCAAACCTAAAGTAGTTCCAACTTCAGTACCTGTTCTAATTAAACCACCCCACCAAGTTTTAGTTTCTAAAGGATCATTCTCTCCATAAAGTAATGAATCCCACTCAGTTTGATAACCTTCTTCAGTTTCAGATTCTTCTTGCATTTCTCCAGAGATAAAGTCAATGACTCTTTCTGGAGCAGTGATTATGTTAGCTACACCATCTCTAACACCTGCAATAGGTGCCTTAACAGTATCAGCTATATAGTCACCTAAGTTTGCACCTTCAGGTTTGTTAGCTTCAGCCTTTTGTTCTTCTTGTTCAATTTGTTGTTGTCTGAGTATAGAACGTTCTTGTTCTGCCTCTTGCATGTTTTCCACTGCCGCAGCAGTTTCTTCCATTGTTAGTCCATCTCCAGATATTCCTATCTCGAAATTCATGTCATCTTCCATAGTTACCACGGTAAATATCGCCTAACAATTGGCGAGTAAACCGTAGTTACTCGTCCTTTATTGTTAAAGCTGTTCTGTTATAAATAGATGTTTTTACGTTTTGATCTCCAGCTCCTTCTGCTTCAAGTCTTGCTCTTGTAATGCGTTCACGAGTTGGAAATTTATATATAAGGTTTAAAATATTATCGTTATACTTTTCTTCTTTTTTATCTTCTTTTACTTCATCTTCAATTAAATACTTCAGTTGAGAGTGAGCTAAGTCAATAGGATTTACTCCTATTCTCATTGCTAAATCTTTGTAGTAAGAAGGTAAGTCTTTACTTTGATGTAAAGGTGTGTTGTACCATCTGACTAATGCAGTATCTATTTCTTTATTTGCTGTAATCTTGGTATTTCTCCAACCGCCACCACCTGATTGAGTCATGGATACTTGCATCAAACGGTTATAAGTTTCATCTCCGTCGTCTGAAAAATCTGTATTCATAAACTGTTTAAGTACTTCAGGATTTCCAACAGCTTGTTGGATAGCATTCCTAGCAGCCAAATCTGCCTGTGCTTCAGTAGCTACTTTTTGACCATTTCTATAAAGAGTATCTTTGTAGGTACTGAAATATAACTCAGTCAAACTTTCATTTAATGACATCCACTCTGGAGACTTAGCATCTGTTTCCGCAAATGTTTCTTCAGTACCTTCGTTTGTATAAGTCCTGATCCAAGCATTAGCTTTCTTATGAGCATCAGTCCCGGGAACGGTAGAGCCAGATTCAATAAGCTTATCTTTATATTTATTAAACATCTCTGTACTAACATTAGCTAGTTCAAAATCATATACACCACCTTGATAGCGTATTGATTCTTGAATCATATCTTCTGCTGCCTCATCATCTATATGACCACGTAATGCTCCTTGTAATTTACTTGGTACATACCCATCATATTTATCTTGATAGACTGCATACAACTGCATCTTTTGGTCATTAGTAAGATTGTCCATAGACTTAATGACTTGTAAATCACCAGCTATTTGATTTGATTTTTGCTCTTCTCTAGCAGTAGTTCCTTTCTTTGCAGCTTCTGCTAAATCTTCTCCAAGACCATCCCACTCTTTCCAAGAAGTCATTGACTTAGTAGAACCATCACGAGCTTCTATTTCGTGATTGACTATAGACATAGCCTCTGGATAAGTGATTTTATTCTCACTTACTAAATCGACAAGGTTCTCTTTAAAAGCTATTCTTCCTACATTTATAGAAGTTCTATTTCTAGCTGCATATCTAGCAGCCCAATCATGGGCTAGTTGATGTCCGTCGGCAGGATTAGCAGTAGCAAATCCTAATTCTATCATCTTAGAGTCAGACTCTTGTACTCCTAATTGGTAAGCTTTTTCTCTTCTAACTGCTTGTTCTTTTCTTCTCTTTGCATCAAACTTATCAATCTCAGGTTTAACAACAGTAGCTATAAGAGCTTCGTTTAATCCTGCAAATTGTCTTGCATATTCAAACTTAATCTTTTCGTCTAAACCTGCTTGTTCTGAAGGAGATAAGTTATCCATGTGACCAACAGAAACTTGTTGACCATCTCTTACAACATCTATCTTTGTAGTTTCATAAGCCTCATAGACATACTGGTCATAACCTTTAGCTTTTTCTAAAGCATATTGTTTTGCAACCATATACTTTTCCCAGCCAGCCATGTTACGAAATTCTTGAGCGGTGATACTGTCGCCGGTCTCTGCTTCGTACTTAGAAGCAAATTCTTGAGTAGCTAAATCATCGTCAAATAACGCACTTTCATCTCCTCTAAATCTTGCTTCTAGTTCTGGACTTACACCTTTAGTCATTATGTCTAAAGATATCTGTGCTTCTCTGTCAGATCTATGTTTTTCTCTTTTTTTAGTAAGTATGTCTCCGATTTTACCTGAAATAGTAGATAAACCTTCTAACTGTTTTTCGGAGTTTTTTAATCTATCAGCAGAGTTTTTTTCTAACTGCTGTAGGTAATTTTCCTCTGATTGCTGGATAGCTCTATCAGATTTTTCTTGTTCTGGGATAACATCTAGTACTTCTTGAGGAGTTACTGACTGCCCAGTTATTTGATAATTAGGGATCATTAGTTATACAGTTGTCCTCCAAAATTAAATCTATTATCTATTTGTGATCGACTTGAATAGTTGTAAGAAGTTGATCCACTAGATCCACTAGATCCACTAGATCCACTAGATCCACCTTTTCCTCCACTAGACCAATCCTGATTCATATTAGGATTACCTTCTATACCAGCACCTAACGCCTGACCCATGCCGAGCATGAATGTCAAACCTACGTTCTGCATTACTGGAGGTGGTGGTGCTAAGTCTTGTACTGGTTGGATAGCTACCTTTCCAAAGGATCTATTTAGTTGTCCTTTCAATTGTCTATTAACATCTTCATTACTTTGTTTAGCCATATAACCAGCTTGAGCTAAGCCTCTGGATCTTAGTGCTTGACTAATACCAAAGTTGCCTTTGTTCATAACTAATTGTCTAGCTACTGCTCTACCTCTAACACCACGTTCAGCAGCAGATACTTCTATCGCTCCTTCGTTAGCTAACATCTTTTTAAAATCTTCCTGATTCTCAAGAATTGCTAGAGATTTTGCATTATTTAATTGTTGTTGAGTTCTTGAGTAAGCTCGTTGAGCTGCAATGTTTGCTTGGTCAACCTCTTCCATGAACTGGACTTTTTTAGATGCGTAAGTAGCTCTTGTTTGCATCCACTTACGTTCGCGGACTTTGAGTTTGTACTCGTAATTACGCCTCGCTTCTTTGTTCGCTTGGGACGCTGACGCTGCTGAGCCTACGGCTGACATCGCTGGTCCTATTGCTGCTGGACTGCACACGGCAAAATTCTATAAAGGATAAATTGTTTGGTCCGTAGGTAAATCTCCTAAGAAATTTAAAACCTAAAAACCTAAGTAACTTGATATGGACTATGTTTCTTTCGTCAACAATATTCCACAGTAACTTTTCTTTTCTTGACTTCACATACCGTTTTGCTTCTCTAGCAAACGTATGTGGATATTCGATAATAGCTGGGGTGCAAAGCATCCAGATTTGTCCATCATTATGGACTCCTGCCATGCCTGCTATATCGCCATTTGGCACTTCAAAATACACTGAGTCACAGTTATGTAATCCGACGACTAGTGCATTTAAAGGGTCATGTCCATGACCTTCTGTTACCTCCCGATAATCATCGGGTAATAAATTAGAAGCCACACGAAGTGCAGCTTCTACGGTTGCTGGGTGAATGTATTTAGACACGCTCGTAATTATTGTTTGTATAAACTCCTTCCCATGTCAGGTTGTGAACTGTGGCTGGAGCTGGGTGTGTAGATTTAAGTGTTAATGATGCGTTTATATTTCTGTCGTAAATAGGAACTGTTCTCAAAACATTGTCATCAACAATTCCTGCTGTGTTTGCTCCGTACTGGTCAGCAGCAGTTACTTCAAATACTTCTGTGTAATCAACTCTTCCTATTCTACTTAAAGTTGTTTCGTATATTCCTACTGGACCAAACCCAAACTTGACTCTATGTACAACAGTGTTAGCTCTAGTATCTGCTCTCCAGTTTTGACCTGATTGAGTTAAGTAGTAGATGGTTGGAAGATTTACTTGCATAGTAAATTGATGTCCTATCAAGAATGTCTGACTAGACCAGTTACCATCTATTTCTAAATTACTTCCATTGATTGTTATCAATCCATACCTACCTAATTCATTTCCAGAATCAACATCGTATGCTGCTAATTGACTTGTACTTTCTATACCAGTTGGTTTAGGAAATGTAGTCTTTTTAGTTGTGGAGTTGTATGTATTAGAAGCAGTGGTTACTGACATTAGATGATCTAAATGCACTCTATTTTCTGCCAAAGCAAAAGTATTAGAGTCCATCTTTATTGCATATTTAAGAAGCTGATCTTTACCGTTATTACGTACAACTACAAATAAGAAATCATCTTGCATGCAATGGTATTGAATAGTTCCTGTAACTGTCCACCTAAACCAAGATGCTAATTTCCTCTCTCTTATAGAGTCAAAATATTTGTAACCATAAAGAGTAGATGTACCCTCTTCACTAAAAAAGATTACAGAGTTCTCTCTAGAGTTAGATATAAGCTTTAAATCTTTTTCAAATAATCTAGAAACTACTGCACTCTGTTCAATTACTTCTGGTTCACCTTCTCTTTGTACTTGTGCCATCTCAAAAAATCTTGAGAACTTACCAGCATTATCTAAGAAGCCGATTGTAGTACCAAGAGAGATAGGGTTAGTTGCAAAGTTAAAGTTGTAAGTAGAAAGAGCATTGATCTTAGCGGTAGTTGGGCTGAATACATCACTATCTGTAGTGAGCATGAATTGTTGATTTTTAGAAAACAGAACTAATCCTGTATTCGTTTGCAATCCGTCAAATAAAATAGCTGGGTATTCTGAACTGGCTGATATATCTATCGGGTCACTAGCTACAAGTGTTATAGCTGATTTAGCAAAGAAGTTAGTAAAGTCTCCGGGACGAGATAAAATTATATTCTCATCAGCAAGCATTGCAAATCTGTTTCTAAAGAAAAGCATCTTGTTAATGTTCTTACCTATGAAAGATGGTTCAGGGTTAGTCACATCATCACCAACTAAAGCATCATCCCATTGAGGTACTGAATAAGTTTGACCTGAGATTGTATATGAAGATCCATCTAGCTCAGTCAATCTAAAATTACTGTCAGCAGTTCTTATCAGAAGCACTGGCATTTTAGATCTTTTAAGTCTTATAGTTCTTCCCGGCTTAGCACATTCTTCCCATGTACCCTCACCATCTTTATCATTGTTACCAAAGAATTTGACGTAATGATTATCCTCTTCTGCCACGCTATTGATAACCTCTACAACCATGCCGTTCTTGCACTGAGAGGGCAAGTCTCCTGCATCGTTAACCTTTCCAGCCACTACATTTAACAGCTCTCCTACAGGCGTAGAAGCGTTGAATATAGAACTGCGTTTTATATGTAATCCTGTACCTATTTGACTTATATCAGATGCACTAAAATTACCAGTTGCAAGTAATTCAGTTCTAATATCACCAATAATACTTTCAGCCGTAATAGTAGTTTCAGTATCGAAAGGTGTAGGTTGTGGTCTTACTAAAGCAAGGTTCGATTGAACTACTGAAGTACTTGTTTCTTCGATAGTTACTTTGTAGTAACCATCCATCATGAATACATAGAAATAATCACCTTGTTGCCAACCTTCACCACCATGCAATAAATCATATACAGTTGTATATCTAGCTTGATATGTAGTTGACTGACTATCTCCACTACCAGATGTAAATGGTACGGATTGACCTGTAGTTCTTATACGGAAATATAAGTTCTTCCTATTAGACTGACTGCCTTGGTTACTTGAGTTAAATATATTTACTTGGTAACTATAGTTTGTATCTGACTGATTACCATTTGCAAGGGTACCCCCAGCAGCTCCTTCATCAACAAGAGTTTTATTACTGTCTACTGAAAAGATACGTGTACCTACGTTAGGTGCAAAGGCATCTCTTCCATCTCCTGCATCAACACCACATCTTGCATTACCAGAGTTACCTCTAGTGGCATGAGTTCTCATTTTATTATTAGAGTCGCAATAGTTATTACTGGAGTTAACTAGAGTTACGTTTATACGTGTTGCTGTTGTAACAGTAGAAGTATTAGTGTTGTCAAATACATTCAGTGCATACTGTTTTGAATAAGATATTTTCTTTAATTCTACAAAAATTTCTTTCTGGAAATTTCCAACAGGTTCTACTGTAGTATCCATCTCTGTAGCGATGGATCTATTATTTAAATAAGTAAAATCATTAAGAGTTAACGTCTGTATATCTTCGTCATTTGAATGAGTTAAGTATGTGTTATTTCCTATGCCATTAACTACTGTCTTCTCTGCTCCTGTAAGACAGTCCCACATTTTAATAACACCATTCTGTGCTATCTGTCCTATGTACTGTTCATTCTCATCACGGTAATAGTGAAACCATCTACCGTTAGTTGTGGAATTATTTGTTCCATCAGATAAAGATGCCACAAACTTTCCAGCCGGTCTTTTTAATAATCCTTGTGTAACGTCAGGTAAGGCGTTCACCATGTCTCTCACCTGACCGGGAATTTTTTGCTCGTCAGGTTGTTGTGAAATGCCAGCCGTTAACGCTGGAATAGTTTGTGTAATGTTTGCCATTATCTAATAAGTGCCTTGTAAGGTTGATAAGATCTGTAGTTACTTCCATGTGGAAAGCCGAAGAATGTATGATCTCCCTGTTCACAGTCATATTCCAAAGCAGTTGCTCTCGTTTGTGCTTCCTCTAACTGAAGAAGTTTTACTAAATCTGCATTAGAAACTAATTGTGTTGCTGCTCTTACTGAAGCTCTAGCAATTATGTATCTCTGAATTGCTGGAGGTACATCATTAAAAGCAAGTAAGTAGGTTATGTCGAAATAAAAATCTTGAGTAAATACATCTGTGTGTAAAACGTTGTCGTATAACTTTCCATTTTTCCTAACCACATCTCTATTTCTGTCATACAATCCATCGTGAATATCGTACCTAAGATAGTTATTAGGAATTATAAAATTACCATTATCGTCAGGAGAAACTTTTACATCATCTTCTTTATTAAAATGCCAGCCTTGGTTCTGCACATCTTTAGTAACTTCCATGAGTAAGTTATGGATTAATGCAATCTGTGGGTTAGCAAAAGTATTTACTATTTCTTGTCCTGTATTAGTCGCATCTGTAGTTACTGTTCCGAGAGTGGTGACAGGTGATTGACCAATGCTACCCAAGATAGAGTTCACTGCGGATAGTTCGGTATCGGTTGCTATTTGAGTAGTCATAAAAAAAAAGGGACCCGAAGGTCCCGTATAAAATGTATAAATTTAGAACGCTGAAGGAGCTGAAGCACCAACATATAGTTCTACTGCGGCAGCAGGGTTTAGGTAGTCTGCACCCATTGCCATTCTTCCAAGGATTACATCACCTTGGTAAACAACTGAAACGTCGCCTGAAGTTACCTGAACCTGTGGTCCAATAGCTTCTACAACACCAGCAGCTTCTTTCTGGAAGATCAAACCACATGACTTAGCTGCTACTTCAGCAGAAGTACCATAGTCATTGTTGATTCCTGTTGAAGCACCTGATGCGTTCTCCAATGATGGACCAATGTGTGATCCCATGTTTGTAGGAGAAACTTTACCAGTTGTTCCACCGAAAGCTGTACCATACTTACCAAGGAACGGAATGTTCATTGACTTGAAGATTTTGATACCAGCTATTTCGATGATGCCATTACCAGACTGTAAAGCTGTACCTTGAGCATCTCTGTTTATTAGTCCATTAGAACCAACAGCAGTGATAAGTTCGTAGTACTGACGTGGGTTAAGA